GTGGGCTTGTTTGTACAAATGGTTCAATTTTTTAAGTTTCTGACTTGCTTTCGAGTTTTTGGCTATCTCTGCCTGTGGATAACTACAAAAGAATGGCTACTAACTACTAACCACAATCTCATAGTCTCTCAGTCTATAGCGTACCTCATGCTCATGCGTGTAGTGTATATAGATGCCTTTGTTTTCCCATCCTGTTTTGTAGCTATGATGTTCGCGGCATAGGCTCTGCAAGACGTTGCGATAGAAGGCGGGCTTACCTATGTGTTGCCATCGAAACAAATGGTCAACGTGTTCAGCAGAGGCTACCTTCCCCTGTAATAAACAAGCGGCACACAATGGATGCGTAGATAGATGTGCCATTCTCATCTTGCGCCATATCGGTAGCTGATACATTGATTGAGCATCTTTGCGCTCATCCGTTTTTTCCACCGCGTCTGCGCCCCCGTGTTCTAGGCAGTAGCTATTTAATCTTGTCTTTATATTCTTACATCCTAAGTGTTGGCACTTAGTATATTTAGGCAGGGTCGGCATCGCGTTCTCGCGCTATCTCGGCACGGTCTACATGGAATGACTCAGCACAATGTGGACACACCACCTCCACATAAGCAGATTGTCTAGCCTTACTGTTATCCTCAAACTGTGCCTCTAGCTTGGCTTGTGCCTTGACTACTTGTTGTTGTGTTGCACTATGGAATGTGTCCGAACCACCGGCTGATTCTTTGAGCAACTCATCTAGGCTTAACGTTGGAAAATATATCTCCATATCGTCAATGGCTTCAATCTCCCTTAACTCAGGGATTAGTTTGGTTATATCCCATGATGCCAGTTCTGAAGTCTTATTGTCTGCAATCCTATATGCTTTGGCATCTTGGGCTGATAAATCGGCTTTGATTATGCAAGGGACTGTCTCAACGCCTAACTGTTGCAAGGCTTTGTAACGTGTGTGCCCCGCAATAATTACGTTGTCAGCATCAAGAATAATTGGTTGATTAAAACCAAACTGTTTAATTGACTGCATGACTGCACCAATGGCATCATCATTGCGCCTTGGGTTGCGCCAGTAAGGTTTAATCTCTGTAATTTTAAGCATTACTGTTTGCATCAACTTGTCCTTTCATGTATTCATTTCGCAATTGAATTTGACGTTTGGTTTCCCAAGAACGCCTATATTCCACGTTCTCGAAAAGCTTACTAAACCCTGTAACGTGTTTTAACCTTACTAATTCGTCTGCTTCAACGCCTAACTCAGCGCAGATGGCTTCATCGGTCCAACCATTCTCAAGCATCTGAAACACCATGTTTGCCATGCCTGAAACACTATGCTTGCCCCTTGCACGATTATGTCGCACCGTAGAGGCCATTCGGTCATTGATTGATTTGTCAATTACAACCACGGGTAATAGTCCGTTGTTTCGGTCTGCAATATCTTGGTTTAACCGCATGGTTGTATATCTGTGAAACCCGTCAACAATGACGTATTCATCTTTTGCATCGTCATATACAGTAACAACCGGTTGCGTGTACCCATCATGGCTAATGCTTACATACAGTAAGCGCATCTCATTTTTGGCAACGCTATTCGGATTGTAGTCATTGGCATGAACCTTTTCAATTGGTATCCAACGCACCAAATCAACGGGTTGCGACTTTTGTGGGCTTAACTCATGTAAGTAAGCCTTTAAATCTTCAATAAATAGAATCTTTTCCCGCGTTTGGGTCAATGATTCAATTTGTTGCTGTATCAATTGTTTTATTGTCATTTTTTCTCTTTCGCCACTCTTTTTTAAGCGTAATATTTTCAGGTCTGCGTTCAAAGTTGCCTAGTTTTACGTGTTCCCAATCGTTTGTCAGAATCGCATTTATATGCTCTTTGTACATTTTGTCTGCAATAACATGCCCATACATTTCGTCATGTCGAGCAAATATCTTTTTAAAGCCTTTAATCCAATCCGGATTGTCGATTAGCTTTTCAAGTAAAAAGTCTCGATATTCTCGCCAATCTGCAAACATAAATGGCAATGATTTTGGAAAATAATCGTGCTTGCCCATCTTGCCCGCCATGTCAATGCCGGCAATGCGTTGCGTCAATCTTTGGTATGTATCGCCCTCAATCTCTTGCATATAAAACAACGTGCTTACCGCAGTCTCATGATGCACGTTGGAAACTCGCATATTAGGCAGACCAATACCGTAGTTATATTGGGCATCGTAAATCTTGTTGTAATACCAATTATTTTTGTGTATAGCCGCCCATACATCCATGTACGACCAATCGTAAATTGGATAGAACGTGTAATGTTGTGCTTTTTTGTCTAACGTGCTACCCCATGTAACGTGCTTGTAGGTCAACTCATGCGTTAATGCCATTGCACGGGTTGGGCTTTCTTCTGTTCGCATCCCCGCAACGTAGCAAGTTTTTATGCCGGCAAAATCTTTTTTAATAATTGCGCTAAACAATTCACCAAATCGTTCTGTACCGTATGTGTTTTCTGTAATGGCATAGGGTTCTTGCGGGCGCATCCAACGGTGTTCTTCAGCTTTGTCCCAACACATTAGCCAATGGTCCGTTGTACTTGTTGCATTAAATAACCGTATAGGCATTTGAAACCAAAGCGGCTCAACTTCAGGGTTTTCCATTATCAACCGCATGGTATCAATGGTTGCTTGCCACTCGGCTTCTTGGTCAATAAATAAGCATTTAAGCGGCAAACGCCCACGTTCTCGGGCTACTTGCAAGGCTAATTGGTAAACAATTGTGCTGTCTTTGCCTCCGCTTACGCCCACAATTACATTTGGAAATTCATCGAATAACCAATTTATGCGTTTAAGTGCGGCATCGTAAACGTTGTCTTTACCGTATATCTTCATATTGGTAACTGCACCTTTGAGTACAGTTTGTATTGTTTAATTAGTACAGCACCCTTGTCTAACCACAACTTCAGGGACATTTTGGTACAAGTTGCTTCAATTGTCCTTATGTTGCGGCTTTTAGCAAGTTGCAACCTAAAGTCAAACATTGTTCTGTATATGCCGTAACCTCTATGCTTTGGCAAAACAAAACTGTTTTTAAATACTGCTTTATTTTTATACCAAACCAATCCAGTAATAGCTACTATATTTGCGTCATGATAAAAAGCATAATATTCTGTGCTATTACAGAAAGTTAACCCAGCTTTTTTGGCTTCAGGTAAGAAATGAGCAATTTGCTCAAGTGCAACCTTTTCGATCATATTACTGACCTATTAATAATTTTAGTAACAGAAAGTGGATTTCCCATAGTCCAATAACTATTACCTTCAAAATCAAAATAAATAAAGGTTTTTCTAAAAAACTTGCGCGGGAAACCGTATTTGCGGATAAATGTTACCGCTTCTACAAACTCATCATCTGCACGGCATTTCTCTCTAACCACATAAAAATGCGGTGTTTTTGGCATTGACTTGGCAAATGTCCACTCATGTGCCGCAACAAATGCCGCAAACTCTTTTTCTGTCATATCTTGTTTTTGTATTATTTAAGCCGTTGCAGTTTAAATATAGTGCTGTCTAGTAAGGATACGATTTCATCAACTAAATTTTGCAATTCGCTATCAGTTGGAAAATTAGTCATTGCACGAAAGCTTTCAATCATGTTCCGCAATTCTAATAAATACATTACCGGAGGGGCAGAATTTGGCGGCTCGTATCCGCTAGTAAAGTTTGTAAGAACTCCATACTTGCCTTGGAACGATTCAACAAAACTGTCAAGCAAATCGCTTACGCTATCGTAATATTCAGCAAGGGCAATGTGTTGCGAATAGCTTTCGGTTTTCCAATGGCAAATATGCGCAGTTGTTACGCTATGCAACAACGCCATTGTGAACATCATTACGGGGTCATTGCTAGATTTTGCTGTGTATGTAGCCATTTTTACTCCTACCGTTCATCCATTATAAGCCGCATTATTGTGTCATTCAATACAGAAAACTCTGTTTTTTTCAAAACATTCCAAATTCTTTTACTTCCATGAATGCCATTATGCGGGCCTTGATGACAATCTTTGCATAGCGGAATACATAAATATTGTTTATTTTGCTCAATGTGGTGCGCATCAGACGGTCCGGATTGTTCGCATACACCGCAAGGCATACTTTTAATTTTTGCTAGGTGCAATCTTTCGCGGGCTGACAATTTGTTGTTCATTAATTTCTAGTAATATTTTTTCTATCGTACTAAATCTGTGTAAGTTTGCGCACTCGTATCTACGCCGCTTTTCGTTTTCTTGTACAGCCCTTGTTTGTAAAACTCTAGTCCATGTATTGCATATTGGACATTTCATTCGTGCGCCCTGTCAATCATTCGGTTGTTTGCAGACTCAGTACGCCAAATTTCTACGCGCATCCTAGCCGCTTCCATTTGCCATTTTAAGGCTTCCTCAATCTCAATTGCCGCCGCTAATCCTTCAAGTAATTGACCGTATTCAACGTGCGCATAGGCTTCTCGTTCTTGTGCATTTGCCGCATCAACGCCTTTTACCATTGCATTTTTCATCAAAATTGCTTTTTTTGACTTGCGAAATTCTTCTAAATAGCACCTTTCGGCCTTGGCTTTTGCAAACTTTTTTGCATTGTCACGAATAAAATCAACCGCCATGTGGTGCGGAGGTACATTAACTTTTGTCATATATTCCTAGTATTTTTAAAGCTTGCGCTACATTTTCAACAACATAAACCCGACCGCACCAACCTCTGTGCCAAATAACTTGCAAACCAGTTAATGCTTGTCGAGAACGTGATAATTCACCATCTTTTATTTCCATTAAAAAATTGCCGCCTTGAAAACCTACCAGTAGGTCCGGACAACCTTTTCCAATTGATGCAAGAGATTGCACAGAAGCCCCAACGTCTTTTAATGCCGCAACAATTTCAGCTTGATTTCCGTCAATTTTTGCGGCTCTCATTTTTTCATCTCCCGAATTAAATCTTCTGCAATACCGTGCCATAAACGGCTTCGATGTGCATCAAGTTCTTTGGCTCTGTGCCATGCGTATTCCTTCCAACCCGCAGACTTTGCTAGTTTTATTAAATGCTCTAGTTGGCTCGTATACGGGTTCAAGGTCGCCGGTAAGTTCAAGGGCATATCTGATTGTGGCTTCGGAATATCTTGCACCCTCGCGTACCTCGTCTAATAAATTTTGCGCTTGGTAATAATTCATTCTGCTTCCTTATTCCACCATGCATTTGGCGGTGCAGTTTTTGGTACTGGAACACTTGCTTTTTTGGCTACAAAAACTTCTTCAACCCTACCCCATGCGTGAAAGCTACATTTTTGGCCTACGCCTTCCATTCGGACTGACCACTTCTTGCCGCAACCCGGTACGGTGCATAACGATGTACTTTGATCTTCAGGTTCATCGCGTTGTGCAAATTGTGATTTAAATGACATTGCTATTTCCTTCCATTATCGTATTGACCTTCGCATACCTTTAAAAAATTGGTCGGCAAAATTAACCAATCAAAATTTGCCTTCCAAACCCTACCCCCACGGTTCTGCGTTCTGCCGCACAAAAAATCAGATTTAGTTACGCGACCAAAAAAGTCCCTAAAAATATCCAAACCTTCTAGCTTGTTTTTCAGGTCATCCGCTTCGGCTACCTCTCTCCATCTGCTTACCAAATGCCTACGCCTTGTGTCGTTCAGCATCATTACCCTTGGCAATGTTGGGCAAACATCGTGATACAAATCCATCAATTCATCTGCGGGACACGCCGGTCGGACAATAACCCGCTTGCGGGTTTTGGGTAACTGTGCCTCTGTCTCTGTCTCTGCCTCTCCCTCTGTCTCTGCTATAGCAAGCTGATTGCATGTTGCTAGCGAACCGCTATCGACAATAAAAAACCCTTTAGAAATCAAAGGGCCAATACCGTCTTCTACTTCTCGGGCAGACAAATGTAGCCGGAACATAAGTTCTTCTGTTGCGGCATTAAATACGCCATCCTTGGCTTCGCTTGCTAGCAACCATAACAACGGTGCTAGTGCCTTGCTAGCCAACGGCAAGGTCATATAGTCTCGGTTGTTTAATAGGTCACGGTGCAGTTTTATCCACGGTGGACAACGATCTTTATAGTGCTGAAAGACCGACCAATTCTTTGGCTTGATTTGCATTTGATTCCCACGCTACCCCACCATTAAAAAGAAACCAACAGAAGCGGGTGGGCCGCTATTCGGCTCGGCGATCACTCCGAACCTATCTGTGGTTTCAGCCCTATTATATTACAGAAACCATTCAGGTTTAAGTACCCTTAACTGCCACTCGCGGGCTTGCGGAATGGTGTCCCCCCATTGGGAAATAGCCGGTTGCGAAATGCCTAACAACTTTGCTAGTTGCACCTGACCTCCGGCTAACTTAATTGCATCATGTGTGTTCATGTCAAGCATTATAACCTCACTAATTTATTTTTGCTCAACTTTGACTACAAGCATCTTGCCATCTAGGTTACCGTATTTATTTTCTAAAGCATTACGCCATAAGAAAATTGCCGCAAATGCATCTGCGGCATGGATTACTTTTCGGCTATACCCAAAGTTTTCCATCCAATATAAAATTTCATAATCTGTATTTACGGGTTTCATTTTTAATCCTTTTGCTTTGCGGGGGGTTGCCCCCCCTCCTTAATTTAGCACCATCCTAGACCCAAGCTAATCGGCATTGTTTCACATACCATTACATAACTTTTAGTGCTTGCATCTAACTTGTCAAATGCTTTTTGCGCTTCGGCTTCGGTTGCATATTGCGTTTTGTTATCTAACTGAAACTTCATGCATTCTCTAATCCGGCGTACATTGGACATTACATTTTTTACTGTAGGTGGTCCAATTAATTCTTCTCTTACTTTACGGTCATTGACCATAAGTTCCCAATGCGATTTTCCTGTTTTCATTTTCTATCCTTTTTAATTAAGCGAACAACTTTGAGCCTTCTGCCATAAACACCCGAAATGCTTGCATCACTTCAGGGCTGTAAACCATCTCGCCTTCTTTTCTAATATCTACCAATAATTCCAAAAGGCCAATGCCGAGAAATTCTTGTTCTTTTGTCAAGATTGCGATTGCTGTTGCGGTTTTCATATTCTTAATCCTTTTAAATTTACAGTTTTAAATTGTGTGGCCCTTTACGCGACCACAATTCATTATAACCCATCTTATAAGGTTGTGCCTGTTTTTGTAAAAAAAGTTATGCAACTTTTGCATAATCTTTTCTGCAATGAGAACTTTTGTTTCTTGAGAAAATTGAAAACTCAGGTTTGCAGTTTTTATACCCCCATTTAGCACCGGCGTTACCAGTTTTAACGCGGCAAAAAAATAATTAAAAAAAAATGTAAAAAAACTTTATGCAATTTTTGCATGACCTCTGCAAATGAGAACTTTTGTTTCTGTGACTTTTTAAATTGAAAACTCGGGTTTGCAGAAATATAATTAACCTTATTGTTGACATGGTTGATAAGGTCGCTTATAATTACTCATGGGCCAGTAAATGGCAAGTTTAGTAACCTAATCAAAGAGAGTCAAAAATGAACAATCGCAAATTTGGAATCGAACTGGAATGTTTCAACGTAGCTATTATTGACGTTGTAGCCGCTTTAAGAAACGCCGGCATTGACGCACACTCAGCAAGCTATTCAGGTCGTGCATATAGCGTTTGGCAAGTCAAGACAGATGGTTCTATTCAGGGTGCAAACGGTTTTGAAGTTGTCAGCCCAATTTTGGTAGGCGAAGACGGCATCACCCAAGCCAAAACAGTTTGTAAAGTTTTGGAACGCATCGGTGCTAAAGTAAACAAGTCCTGTGGTTTTCACATTCACCATAATGCGCAAGGTTGGAATCTTACAGAATTCAAAAAGCTGTTCAAGTTGTTTGCAAAATATGAATCAGCTTTGGACAGCATTCAGCCAGTAAGCCGCCGCGAAAACAACAATCGGTATTGCCAATCAATCATCAACCGTAATGGCGTAGCCGCAACATTTGCCAAAATCAACAACTGCCATAGCATTCGCCACATGGCAAATTTGTTTGACAGTCGGTATGTCAAGTTAAACATTCAGTCGTTTATCAGGCAAGGTACTGTAGAGTTCCGCAACCACGCGGGCACTTTTGATGCAGTCAAGGTCGAAGCCTATATCAGACTTACCGGCGGTTTTGTAGCAACTGCAGAATCCGGCATCACAATCGCATTGCCAAAAGAAGGTCAGTCAGTTTCAGAAAAACTGCACCAGTTGTTGTCACGCATGGTAACTCGCAATGCAATCACTCCAAAGATCGAAGCCTTTTATAAGGCCCGTGCAACTAAGTTGGAGACAGCATGATCTATCTAATGCAAGGCGGTGGCTTTGTCATCGCCGACACCGCAGACCAATTCGTTTGTCGTATGCGTAAATCTAGCCGGACTCCATCGCACAATGTGCCGGAGTTTATGCGGCAAGTCTCGGACCGCGCATGGCTGTATAACCAATCCTGTATCCGGTTTGATACCGCAGACAATTTTTTGCAAGACTTAATCGCATCAGAAATCGTAGTGTCAATTTAAAGAAAGGTAATCAAATGAAATTTAACCCCTATTACGCCGCCTACGGTAGCAATCTAAACCATGAGCAAATGGCAATCCGTTGCCCTGATGCAAAGTTTATTGGCGTAGGAGTATTGCAAAATCACCGGCTTGTGTTTCGGAGAGTTGCAGATATTGAGCATGAAAAAAACTCAGAAGTGTATGTTGGCATTTGGAAAATTACTCGCAAATGTTTGCAAGCACTTGACCGTTACGAAGGCTTTCCTAGTTTGTATGGGCGTAAAACCGTAAAGGTTTATGCGCCGTATAGCGACAATTATTGCGATGCAACAATTTATTTTATGAAGGAGACAGAATTTTACGAGCCGCCGTTAGTTACATATTACCAATCAATTGAGCAAGGTTATAAAGATTGCATGATACCGGCTTGGCGGTTGGTCAAGCATTTAGAACGCGCTTCAGAACTTTATTACGAAGGGGACTATGTATGAAATTTACAGTCAATCACTTTTTGCCAACTCAGCACCACGGCAAGATTTTTTACGAAGTCATGGCTACCGACCATGATGGAAAAGAATTCATGTATCAGCGTAAGTTTGATACTGAATCGCAAGCCATAGAATTTATTTGTATGGCAGACGAAGAAATGCAATGTGGTTCAGCCTTAAACACTCGCGTTTGGATTAAATGGAATTAACTTTAAATTGGAAAGAATCTAATGGCACATCTTATTGAAACCCATAACGGTAAAGCAGAAATTGCTTTTGCCGGTCAAAAACCTTGGCACGGCCTTGGTCAGAACTTAACCCCTGATGCATCTATCGAAGTTTGGCAACAAGAAGCCGGTCTTAATTGGCAAGCAGAATTGTCGCCTGTCCGATATACAGCTTACGGTAACGAATGCTTTGCCGGAGGGCACAATGTCATTCACCGTAGCGATACCCATACCGCGCTTGGCATCGTAACTGACCGTTACCGTGTTCACCAACCTAGAGAAATATTAGACTTCTTTAATACTTTAGTAGAGTCTGCCGGTTTTACACTAGAAGTTGCCGGTGCAATTAAGGGCGGCAAACGCATTTGGGCCTTGGCAAATGTAAATCAGGAAGCCTGTGTATTTGGCAATGACGAAATGAAGGGCTATTTGCTTCTTAGCACTAGCTTTGACGGTTCAACCGCAACCATTGGACAATATACAAGTATTCGCGTAGTCTGCAATAACACGCTGTCTGCCGCAGATTCAGAAAACAGCAAAAGCCGCATATCAATTACGCATGGTTCACGGTTTGACGCAAGTTTAATTCGCAACCGGCTTGGCTTAGTCGTAGGCGGCTTCGAAGGCATGATGGACAAGTACCGTTGGATGGCGCGCACAGATGTTACTAGCAAATTTGCTGACCAATTTCTGCAAAAGCTGTTTCCACCTACTGTAGTCAATCATGCCAACGGGACACCATTTTTGCACAGTCGGGGTTATTTAAAAGTAATGGATTTGTTCGAAGGCAAAGGCAAAGGTTCTAACCTACCAAATGTGTATGGTACGCGTTGGGGCTTGCTAAATGCTGTAACAGAATTTGTTGACCATCATCGCGGGCACAACGTAGATACCCGCTTAAACAACGCATGGTTTGGGCAAGGTGCAAAACTAAAATCAGAAGCAGAGTCTATTTTATTGGAGGCTTAAAATGCTAAAAAGAATCTTAACAGTTGTAATTGAAGGATTGCTTGCAATCATTATCTTTGGCGGTATTGGCGTAATGCTAGCTTGGAGAGGATAACCATGACGCAAGTTTTTGACTACGAATTAATTACCGGCGAATATATTTCGGTGCAATATACTTTTTTAGAAGGTGAACCCGAAGTAGGCCAACCGGATGCCGTTGAAATTTACATAAGTGATTTTCAATTAGTTGATATTACTTTGGAAATATCTGAAGCAGATTTTGACAGAATTCGCAAAAAATGTTTCGAACATTGGGAAGACGCAAAACTAGACAATGAATTTTGGGAGGCCGGCAATGAGTAGATTGCACACTACAAAAACCGGCATCACAATTGGCGGCAAATATGAACCACCTATGCGGCAATTAAATGCTGACGAAGAAAATTGGCAAAAAGTTTATTTGCAAAAAGATTCAACGTACAGCATTGCAAAGGTTTTAAAAATTGCGGCGGGTATTGTTTTTTACTTGGCATTTTGTTTACTAGGATATTGGTATGGAAACTGATTACGACACAATCATTAAAAGAATTGAAGCAACTATTGCTGAAAAGTATGAACAGCATGATTCAATGCGTTGGCCCTTCATGGCGGGTGCTTTGCAAGCAGAACTCCGTCAAAAATGCGAGTTAGTAAAAATACAGGAGGAACATATTCGAGAAATTAAATTGATTACGCAGTTTATTAACAAACATTAAAAGGATTAAAAATGGAAAATAAAGAAGACGCAATTGTTTATGCCGCGTTTGTTCGAGCACAAATGAAGTTTGGTAAAGCACTTAAATCAAGCGCAAATCCATATTTCAAAAGCAAGTATGCAGACCTTGCAACGTGTGTAGAGGCAGTTATTGACGGGTTGCACTCAGAAGGTTTTGCCCTTACTCAGCCCACCGAAATGCACACCGAAGGTATTCACGTTAGAACTTGCTTATTGCATGAGTCCGGCGGTTTATTAATGATGGGCGAATTGTTTATGCCGGCAATTAAAAATGACCCGCAAGGTTTTGGTTCGGCGTTGACTTATGCTCGGAGATATAGTTTACTAGCCGCAATGGGCCTCGCGCCGGAAGACGATGACGGTAATCTTGCATCTAGACCGCAAGAACCTAAAAGCATAAAGCATAGTCCAACGCAAGGTTCTTTTGATTCTCTGCCGCCTAACCGTCAAGCAATCATACAAGACGTTGCAGAAGCCATTGTAGAACGCCTAAATGCAGATGATGTTCACGGTGCGTATGGCGAATATATCGGAATTGAAGATGCGGAGGAGAAAGTCGCATTGTGGTCAAAATTAGATTCCAAAACCCGTTCAACCTTAAAGAAACAGAAAGACGAACATGGCAAATCATAAAGAAGTTACCGCCATCATTGGCGAATATACAAATGCAAAAGGCGAACTTAAAAAACGCTACATTAAAATTGGTGCAATCATTGATACCAAAAATGGCCCAATGTTGAAACTAGACGTTGTTCCGCTAGAATGGAATGGTTACGCATATATTAACGAACCGTTTGATTCGACAAAACCCAAAGGGCAACACACTTCAGAACATAATTCTGACGAAGACGTACCATTTTAATTAACGGGGGGAAAGCCAAATCTACGTGTTAGGTTCTTTCAGGAACTTCGCGGCAAAGCGTAGGTTTAGTTAGTACCCCCACCTTTAAGGATATATATGCGCGAATTATTTGAATCAAAAAATGACCTAGAAAACGAAGCACAAGTCGTAAAGTTTCTTGAGTACACTTGGCCTTCAAAAGCATTTAAATTGCCAATTAAGTACCACCTTGACTATTTGCTACAAAACCAAATAACTAACGAAAACATTGCGTTTATTGAAATCAAGTGCATAACTTATTCAATGGCGCAAATTAAAAGTTTTGGCGGTTACAAATTAAGTTTGGACAAATGGCTTACTGCTTGCAAACTGCATGAAATAACCGGCATACCGTGCCACCTTATTGTGCGGGCTACCGATGGATTATTTTATTGCGATATGGACAATACGCAACGACCGGACATTGTGGTGTTTGGCAGAACCGACCGCAACGATTTGCAAGACGTTGAACCTTCTGTGTTGCTAAAGCACGACCGGTTTATTGAATTTATGAATACGCCCGAGTACCTAACTTATCAATAATAAGAACTTGCCTACGGGGTACAGCTTCCGGCGTATTTGGAATCGAAATATGAGTCCATCGGTCAAATTCTCTAATCAATTGATCGAATGGTATGCCGGAAGCCATTACCGCTTTAACTACCGCATCCGGAGTCATGCTAGGTACACGCAAATCTGCCGCACAACCAATTCTGTGCTGTGATGTATCCTTGCTTCCAACTGCATCATTAACTTGCTTGCATCTGAACGCGGAGTTAATCATTACTGGTTTGCCGCCTACCGCTTCTTTTAGTGACTCTAGTACATCTGCAAGCCTAGTCAAGTTTGCTAACTCTGCATCATTCGGCGTATTATCGAACTGCCGATGGTCAGTATGCGTAAGTTCTTCAAGTGTAAAGTGTTCGCTTAAATTCATTTTTTAATCCTATCTGCAATTTTCTCCATGGTGCGACCGCCAAAGTAAAAACTCATTACGAGCATCCCCCATTGTCCTAGTAACTCAACGTATGCACCACGGGTTTCAAAATCAAAAATTGATGCAATGGCAAAGCCGCTATATGCAATTAGTAAAAAAATCAAAGTCATGGGCCGAATGTTTTTTGATAACCATGAATCAGAAGACATATCTGCTTCTGCGCGGCGGGTAACGTTTTCTTGCTCTACTTCAAACAATTTTGTTTCGTTTGCCATACGGGTTAATTCCCCGTCTTGCGCCATTTTTGCTAATTCAAATTGCGCTTTCGCTTTGGCTTCAGGGTCGGGAATTAGCTTGTCAATTAATTTCCCACCAACTTGTAAAAGTGCGTCAAGTCCTAGCATTTTTTATCCTTTGCGTTTTCGTTATCCATTAGTTTGATGCCACTCAGGAAGCCAATCATGCCTCCGATTAAGGTGCTGAACGCCGGTGAAAGCATCTTGAATATTTCTGCATTGTCTACTTCCTTCGACCACAATCCAAGGAGAAAGGCACACACCATGCCCAAAACGGAGATGCACAATGTAATGCTCACCATAAATGTCACCCAAAATGTCAGCTTTTCCCGTGTGTTCTCCATGAAACCTCCTATACATACAAGTCTAGTTTACGGTTTTGAAATATCTCAAGCCTAATTCTATTTTGTTCGGCTTTTTTTTGGTAGATTTCGAACGCTAAATCTGCAATTTTGTTGCCTTGTTTAATAGATTCAACAATGGCACGGTGTTCTTCTTGATGCTTTTTTGCCCTACGTTCTACAGCATCTTGTTTGTCAGGATAGCCGCCCGCTTGTACAGTTGGAAATAGATTAATTTTGTCAATCATTTTGCCCTCTCTATTGCCCGCGAATAATAGTAAAGAACTTTTCCTCGTAACTCTGCGCTATCTGCCGTGCCCGCCCATTCGGATAATTTGTTCCAAATTCCGACTAATTTTTCCGGTGTACATGCATCACCATTGTTAGTCATCCATTGCAACAATTGCAAGTGCCGTAAAGTTGGTTCACCAATTCTACTTAAAGCATAGAAATCTGTAACCTCACATTGCCCTTTTGCGGAGACAACAAAAATGGCTGTCACCAGTATGATGAACAGCCATTTCATATTTCATTTCGGCAAATGAACAATAGTTGACCAAATTACGCCCGCCATGCCGACAAGCATAACTCCGCAAGTTTTTATTAAAATACCCTCAAGCCGTTTCAATCGGGCGTTTATTTGCTCGTACCGTAGGATGCAAACTTCCTCGTGCGTGTTTAGTCGGGCTTCCGTTGCTGTCAGTTCTATCATCTTGCACCTTCATCATTTCGCGGTTTGCTATTAACCGTTGGTCATTAGGTGCTAATTTTAATGCTTCTTCTAAATGTTGTCTTGCGGCATCTAAGTGCCCTAGATTCCAAGCGGCAAGACTTGCAAGGTCATAAGGGCTTGCGCCCCAAGCATTTGGGTCCATAGTATGGTCACTTTTCCGAACCTTAATACTCAGCGCAGACAATGCCGCGCCGTAAGATTCAGGCCACAATTTCATCTTCCATGCTTGCCATGCTAAATCTACCCAAGTTTCGCGGCGGTTTGGGTCTTCAATTACTGCCTGTCTATGCCACTTTACAGATTCCGCATCTTTTCCAAGATTTGAATTGCACTTGCCTAGCAACCTCATAGCAAAAGAACGTTCGTCAATCCAAGTTGCTTCCGGCATTTTTAAATATTTTTCTAACAATGGAATAGCCTTTTCCCATTGGGCATGGTATGTGTGTTCTCTTGCAAGATAAACAACGTGCCTTGGCGTATACGGGTCTTCCTGTACTGCCATTTCTAGCAAATCTAAATACTGTAATCTTGACTTAGTTCGGTCAGGTTTATGCTCGACAAGAACCATTTCTGTGTGCGCGCCTTTTACAGAAATTCTTTTGTCAGCTTGTATGTATTCGTGAATAGGATAAATCCACCGGTAGCCTTTACGGCTATGAATTTTGTCGTGATAGTAAGTTATACCTGACCCAAAATCCAACCGGTAACGCATCTGCGTTGTGCCTTGCACCCAAAGCTTTTCCACTTCTGTACGCCAATTTGGAACTAATGTTTCGTCAAGGTCAAGGGCAATGCAAATGTCGTAGTCACTTGGTACTAGGCTTAACGCAACATTGCGGGCCGTATCAAATCTCCAAGGATTTACAGAAATATCGTAAATCATTGCGCCACATTCCATTGCTCTTGCTACGGTATTGTCAGTTGAACCCGTGTCTGCAATTAATATAAGGTCAGCATCTTTTGCAGACTCACAAAATCGTTGCACGAATTGTTCTTCATTTTTTGCAATTGCATAAACCGCAATTTTTGTCATATCTTATCCTGTATTGTATTAAGAGAAAAATTGGAAAAACTGTCCGTTTATTGCGTAAACAGGACCGCTTCCCCATCCTGTATTATTGCTTACAAATGTAGTGTTTGATGCTGTCCATGTTGCACCACCAGTAACATTGGAGTCAGTAATGCTTAACCAACTTACTGCATTTGTGCCGGTAGTGTCGCTTAAACTGTATTGACTTCCGGGCGTTGTGCTGACCAACGTTACCAAATTACCCGATGTGCCATTAACATTAAACGCAAGCAATGTTTGCGTTGTACCCGCCGTGTATGTAATTGTTGAAGGGGCAACAGTTGCGGTCATATTTGCAAAACTGTTTGAACCACTAACTGTTAAATTACCCGCACCCGCTTGGTTTAATGTTCCATAACCACCACCACCACCCGCAAATGTCTTGCTTGTAGCTTTGGTCATGTCAATTGTGTAAGTGTTACCCGTAAAGTTTGTGCCATCGGTAACAGTCCAATTGCCTGATGCTGAAATTTTGCCTGTACCCGTAATTGACCTTACAACTGCTGTAGTAGTTGAATTAAAATCTTGAACAGCTAACGTGTTTGCATTTAAGTTTATTGAACCACCATCTAAAGTATAGTAACCCGTGGAAAGAATAGTTAAATTTGCATTTAGAGTTACTGCGCCTGATGTTTGCTGAATGTATGGAACTACACTCCAATCACCCGCATCATAAATAAAATTAGTGTCACCAAAACCGCCTGAATTATTAATTAATACATATTGCGGATTAGACGGAAAACCCGTAAGCGGTTGCAAAGTTCCACCATTTATGCGACAAGTCCCGCCATTGCAAATTGCAAGACCTCTGCCTTGAATAGTTGATGCGTTTGTAATTGTTCCATTACCAAATTTACCAACAACATTCGAAGTAAATGCAATCCCACCCGTAGTTAATGTTATGTTACCATTTATGTGATTAAAAGTATTAGCTCTAAGTCCGTCAGAACAAGTTAATGTTCCAGTTGAATTTATAGTTAATGTGCCAATAGTTCTAGTTGAAAAACCTGAGTTATATATTGGATTGTTACCAACAATATTTAATACCATTAATGGTGTAGACGCACTAATTCCACCAAAAGTAATTTGATTTGCAGAAATTGTATTGCCGTTTGCAAGTTGCTGTATTCCTGATAAATTTATTACCTCATAAAATCCAGTTGTGCTTTGCGTTGTTGATACCGCTTGTCCAGTAGTAATTGAAAGATTTCCCGCATCAGCAAGAAGCCCTGAATTTCCTGTGTTTCCATAACCAAAACTTTTAGTTGTTGTTGTTGATGTTGTAAAAGTTCCTTTATTTGTATGCGTAAAATTAGTTGAATCATTAACTGCTAATGCGGCATAGCCACTTGCGGCTGAATTTCCAACTTCAATTGTTGCGCCAGTTGAACCCCAATTTATACCGCGAACATTGGTATTGCTTGAACTAAAGGTTTTTACACTTAAACCAAAACCATTTAATGCAATCCTACCCTGCGTTAAAGTTAATACAAGTTCAGTCCAAGTTACAGTAGTTTGTAAAGTTGTTATGCCTGTATGGTTTATATTTACAACCAAAGGCAATCTACCCGCATTATTCCAATTGCCTGTTCCAACAAAATTTAAAACTGTACCTGAAGCTAGACTTGTACTTGACGAATAACTCCAAGTACAAACATTTAAAACGCAATTGGCGGCCATTTGTGTAGCCGCTTGATAATCAAAATCACCTGCCCATACTGCAAGACCGGTTGGAGTTATTGAGCCAGTACCTTGAAACCTAACATTTGGCCCTCTTATTGGGCTTGTTGTATACCCTAACTGAATACTTCTAGCAGTTGTCGAATTGTTAATAATAAAACCGCTACAATTCCATGTATAGTTTTGCAAATTTTGCGCACTAATTACTGTCGCACCTGAAGTATAGACAAGATTAATATTACCAGTTCCATTTATTGTTCTTACATTTGTATTGTTAGAAATATAAGTTGCTACAGTAATATCAGCATTTAATGTGAGTGTTCCTGAATCGTGCTGTAAAGAATTTGTATTTATTGCTTCAGTAGTTATTGGTTGATTTATTATTACATCGCCTTGAATAAACATTGTGCAATAATTTCGCATTGGCGCATTTATAATGCAACCCGTTGCAAAGTAAAATCTTGGATAAGCATTAAAGCTTCGTAATTGCGCCCCTGTGCTTGAACTTAAAGTTCCCCAAAAAGTTACTGTTGCAGTTGTAGTTGATGTACTTAATTGAATGTCAACTGCGCTATCAACTGTAACATTTCTCCAAGCTAATTGAGGTTGTGCGCTATTCCAACCGGGCGTTATTGTTGATGACCAAATATTGGGAAATATAACATCGTCACTTGCCGTAGGAATTGTTGCGGACCCAGTATAAATAGAAATTCGTGTATTGGACGCTATTGTTCCAGTAGCACTTGTCGTAAATTGAGTACCATTTGCATTTATTGTTGTAATTGTTCCTCCGTTTTGAACTGTACCAAAATAAACGCGCATCCCTACTGCAAGTCCCGCAGTTGTCCCACCTTGTTGAAGTGATACTGTATTTGAGAGTCTTGACCCATAACGAAGATTTGGTGCAGATTGACTCCAACCTGTGAATTCATTTATTTGCCCACCACCCACACCGCCTGCGGCACAATACCAAAAAGTTGCCATTTTTAATACCCAAAGTTTTTAGCTAATAAATTCCATTTACTTTGCGTTGAATTCCAAATAAATCCCATGTAATCAAATAAACCACCCGAACTTGAAACAGTTGGCAAAGTTAAATCAGTTGACCCATCAAAGATTGCATTCCAACTAAATGTTTGCACACTTGTAGAACTTATTCTTAGCATTAATTTTTGACCATTTACGGGCGTTCCAGTTGGCGCATTGATTGTCAATGTTCCCGCGCCTTGTGTATTAGCTTGCGTAGCCATGTCAGTTGTATCTGCATCCATCGTAATAGATGTTGCATCTGCAACTGCAACAACGCGACTACCATACATTGCACCAGTAGAACCCGTTGCGCCGGTCGAACCTGTATTTCCAGTAGGGCCGGTTGCGCCGGTCGCACCCGTTTCACCGGTCGCACCTGCACCCGTTGCACCTGTTGAACCTGTTGCACCAGTAGGTCCGGTCGCACCCGTAACACCCTGAATACCTTGTATGCCTTGAACGCCTTGTTCGCCAGTAGGTCCGGGTACGGTTGACGTTGCACCGGTTGCCCCTGTCGGGCCTGTTGCACCGGTTGGCCCTGTGTCTCCCGTTGGTCCGGCTACAGTCGAGGTTGCACCAGTATTTCCAGTTGCACCCGTAGCACCCGTAGCACCGGTTTCACCTGTCGAACCTGTAGGGCCAGTTGCGCCTGTAGGTCCGGCTACAGTTGAAGTTGCACCTGTAGCACCTGTCGCGCCTGTTGACCCTGTTTCACCTGTCGGGCCTGTGCTTCCCGTTTCTCCGGTTGCACCTGTTGCACCTGTTGCACCGGTTGGACCAACATCTCCGGCAACACCTTGAATACCCTGAACACCTTGCTCGCCAGTAGTTCCGGTTGCGCCGGTTGCGCCTGTAGCACCATTATTTCCCGTTGCACCAGTTTCGCCCGTTGGTCCGGTCGGGCCGGCAACAGTTGATGTTGCACCGGTCGCGCCTGTGTCTCCCGTTGGGCCTTGGCTTCCGGTCGGACCTGTAGGTCCAACATCGCCAATTACACCCTGTATACCTTGCACACCTTGCTCGCCTGTTGCGCCGGTGCTTCCGGTTGAGCCTGTATTTCCCGTTGCGCCTGTTGGACCAGTTGCACCTGTTGCACCAATTTCGCCAGTAGGCCCAACGTCACCTGTAACACCTGTTGCGCCTGTGTTTCCAGTAGGTCCAATATCTCCTGTTGCGCCGGTATTTCCGGTAGCACCTGTATGTCCGGTTGCACCAGTTTCGCCGGTAGGCCCTGTGTCGCCAGTTGCACCGGTATTTCCAGTTGAGCCAGTTGTACCTGTTGCGCCTGTGTCACCCTGAACACCCTGAATTCCTTGGATACCTTGTATGCCTTGAGTTCCAGTTGCGCCGGTTGCGCCTATATTTCCCGTAGGTCCAGTTGCGCCAACATCTCCAGTTGCACCTGTTTCGCCTGTAGCACCGGTGTTGCCAGTTGCACCGGTGCTTCCGGTTGCGCCGGTTGCGCCGGTTGGTCCAACTACACCCTGTGCCCCGTCAAGATTAACAGTCCAATCAGCTTGTGTTCCTGAACCTGTGTGCCTAACAATATCTGCAACTAAAACGCCTGTTCCTGAATTGTAAGAAATTACTGCCCCATGCATGTGCGAAACCGTATCGCCATTCCACGAAATAATAATGTTTTGCGCCTCAGAATAAGAAAGACCCAATCCAACGGTTAAAGTCTTTGTCCCGTTTGCAAAATTTAATGACGTTGTACTTGTAGTTAAATACCGGTCGCCGTCTTGACCACTTGCACCCGTTGGGCCGGTGTCTCCAGTATTTCCGGTTGCGCCTGTGTTACCTGTCGGACCAGTATTTCCGGTTGCACCTGTTGTACCGGTCAAACCAGTTGCGCCGGTCGCGCCGGTTGTACCTTGAATTCCTTGCGGGCCTTCAATACCTTGCGGTCCTGTTGGACCAAAGTCTCCGGTTGCACCTGTTGCACCGGTATTACCTGTAGGTCCGGTATTTCCTGTAGGTCCAACATCGCCGGTTGCACCCGTTTCACCGGTAGGTCCTGTGCCTCCAGTATTGCCAGTTGCGCCTGTATTGCCGGTTGGTCCAACATCGCCCGTTGCGCCCGTTGGTCCTGTGTCGCCGGTTGCACCTGTACTTCCGGTTGCACCAACATCTCCAGTTGCACCGGTATTTCCAGTTGCACCGGTAGGGCCGGCAACGCCTTGTATTCCTTGAATACCCTGTACGCCTTGCTCGCCGGTTGGCCCGTGATCTCCTGTAGTGCCTGTCGCACCTGTATGTCCGGTTGCGCCTGTGTTACCCGTTGCACCAACTTCTCCGGTCGGTCCTGTATTTCCGGTTGCGCCAGTATTTCCAGTATTTCCGGTTGGCCCTGTTTCACCTGTTGGACCGGCAATCCCCTGAATACCCTGAATGCCTTGAACGCCCTGTTCACCGGTAGGGCCGTGATCTCCAGTAGGCCCTGTTACACCTTGAATTCCAGTAGGCCCTGTTGCGCCTGTCGCACCCGTTGGTCCGGATACTGTAGATGTTGCGCCGGTTGCACCGGTTTCTCCAGTTGCGCCCGTACTTCCGGTTGGACCAGTTACGCCTTGAATTCCCTGTTCGCCTGTAGAACCTGTATTACCAGTTTCCCCGGTCGCGCCAACATCTCCGGTTGCACCCGTGTTGCCGGTGTTTCCTGTAGAGCCGGTCGCGCCCGTACTTCCTGTTGCGCCGGTGTTTCCTGTATCTCCAGTTGGGCCTTGAATTCCCTGTACGCCTTGAATACCTTGAACGCCTTGCGGTCCAGTTGGGCCAAAATCTCCAGTTTGACCTGTTGCACCTGTCGCGCCTGTATTTCCCGTTGCACCAGTTGCACCGGTGTTTCCAGTTGCGCCAACATTACCTGTAGCACCGGTCGCACCAGTTTCTCCGGTCGCACCAGTTTCTCCAGTTGGCCCTGTATTTCCAGTTTCCCCTGTATTACCTGTAGCCCCCGTGTCTCCAGTAGCACCTGTGTCTCCGGTTGCACCGGTTTCTCCAGTAGGCCCTGTGTCACCAGTTGGGCCGGCATCTCCAGTTGCACCAGTATTTCCCGTATTTCCTGTTGGTCCAGTATCCCCTGTATTACCAGTTGGGCCTGTGTCTCCCGTTGGGCCAGTATCGCCAGTTGCACCGGTTGCACCAACATCTCCAGTAGCACCCGTTGGGCCTACTTCACCTTGAATACCTTGAATACCCTGAACACCCTGTGGTCCAGTTGGCCCGTGATCTCCCGTAGTTCCGGTAGCACCTGTGTTGCCTGTAGGTCCTGTTGCGCCAATTTCTCCGGTTGCGCCGGTTTCGCCGGTTGCACCCGTTGCGCCTGTTGGCCCTTGAACGCCTTGCGCCCCATCTAAATTAACAGTCCAATCGGCAAATGTACCTGTGCCTGTAAAATTTAAAACATCGACAACTAAAACACCCGTGCCGGAGTTGTAAGAAATAACCGCCCCATGCATGTGGGTTACGGTATCACCGTTGTAACTAATGATTATATTTTGGGCTTCCGAATAAGAAAGTCCCAAACCAATAGTTAAAGTTTTTGTACCAATTGCTACAGATAATGAAGTTGTTGACGTTGTTAAATATCTGTCTCCATCTTGCCCGCTTGCGCCGGTAGGTCCTGTGTCTCCGGTTGCACCAGTTTGCCCCGTTGCACCGGTCGCGCCTTGACTACCTGTATTTCCAGTTGGACCAATATCGCCTTGTACGCCCTGAATACCTTGAACACCCTGTGGGCCTGTAGGTCCGGCAACCGTAGATGTTGCGCCAGTTGAACCTGTTGCACCGGTTGAACCTGTCGCACCGGTTGCACCTGTTGCGCCTGTAGGTCCGGGAATTGTTGACGTTGCACCGGTCGGACCCGTTGCGCCTGTAGCACCCGTAGCACCGGTTTCGCCCGTTGGTCCGGGTACTGTAGATGTAGCACCGGTAGCACCGGTTGGACCGGTCGCACCGGTTGGCCCGTATATTGGCCCAACGTCAATCCAAGGCATTATGTGGCACTCCAAACATAAACTGATTGCGTTTCTTGCACAAAAAATTGATCGCCAACTTGTCCCGGATTTGGCAACGCGGCTACAGTAGCAACCTCACCGGTTATTTCCAAACCTTGCCCTTGCGGGCCGGTCGCACCGGTCGCACCGGTCGCGCCGGTTGGTCCGGCAACTCCCTTATCAACCAATAAATCAATACGCGGTTGCGGAGTTACTTGTAATTGAACATTATTACCATCTTGAACTGTTACGCTTATATTGCTCATACCACCACCACTCCGTCAGAACGTACAATAAATAGCAAAAAGATTACGCTATCATCTTCAGGCACATCGCCAACCGCCGGAAAACTTACAATAATTCGCCCTGAAAAACCAACGGGGTCAATTGCGTTTATTTCTAATTGTGGGTCAGAATTAATTAAATCCCAAGTGTCTTGGTTAATTACCAACGTGCAAGTACCTTCTGCATCCTCAACGTTGGTAATAGTTAAAGGGATTGCCGTAGGCGGCGGGTCATAGTTTGCAATGTCAAAAGTTAACCCGTTTCGGGTATCTTGTACATTTGACAATTGCCGGCGAACAATAGTTGCGTCAATTGTTGCGCCTGTTAAATTTAACGGCAAATTTGTTGCCATATTAACAAACGAAAGATTCCAAAAAGTTTTTTGATTCCAAACCAATTCGCCCGCAAGAATTGGATTGTCAAACCCGCTTACTTGTGCAAGCGTGTTTTTATTAAAGATTGCCATAGCAGTCCCCTGAACTCAGTAAGAACACCGTGATTCCCACGGGCCATTGGTTTCTTGTCTTATCGTGATTTTATGCGGCTTGTTTAATTAAATCAATAAAATGCCATAAATCTGCATTGAAATAAGTGCCTGCCGGTTTTGTTGGATTCCATGAAGGATTTGCAGAATTTAGTTCAACGTACATTTCTCCAGTAATCATGTACTCTTGGCATTGACTTGGCACAATAAATTCACCCTCTTGGGTCGTAACACAAACAACCACCCGAACACTTTGTGCTTCAGGTAATTCTTGCAACGAATAAATATCTTCATAAATTTGTTGCGCGGGAATGTTTATTTCTCTTGGCATCATTTCACCTTTGCTTCTAATGTTTCAACTTTAGCATTTAATTCTTGTATTGCTTTGCTTAGTACGCTAATTAAACCAATGTAATCTAGGCTTTTGATGCCGTTTTCGTGTGTTTGATTTAATGAATCGTTAGTATCTGTAACAAGCATTTGAACATCGTCAGCTAAAAATCCATGAAATTTAGTTGCTTGCGGAATGTCATTACGCGTAAATGTTATTGGTCGAAGTTGTTTTACAAAATCTAAACCAAAGGCTTCATCTTTTACGTTATCTTTTAAACGTTTGTCGGATACAGCTTGCAACGTTAATGTGTTGCCACTACCAAAAAAGTTGTATGTACCAACAAGTCCTGACCCCGTTACAAAATTCATACCGGAACCGGCGGCATTAGCAGTTCCGTAGCCTGGATTACCGGCAAAAATTCTTCCGTACTCAGAACCTGAATAACCGCCTAAATAATCAGCGTAAGTTCCATAAGTTGCATAAGTTGCGTTTGTTGCGTTTGTTGCATTGGTTGCATTGGTTGCATTGGTTGCGTTTGTAGGCGTACCCGATAAAGTCAACGTTACCGCACCAGTTGATGCTGAAGCCGAAAGAGTTAAACCGCTAGAACTATTGCTAGTTGCAAGACTAGATACTCCGCTTGAAGATGGCGTTGCCCATTGACCGTCATTTCTTAAAAATGTACTTGTAGAACCTGCGGGCGCGGCAATGTCGTAAACACCCCAACGAATTATGCCGTTAGAAATGTATAAAGCGGGTAATGCAAATGCATGTTCTGTACGAATCGCGTAACCAGTTGCACCAAAAGAATATGCTTCTAAACCATTGCCGTTATAGCCATGAGTATAGATTCCAATTTTTCCCGTGCCGCCATTAGCTGAAATTGATCTACCGCCCGCACCGGCATTAAAGTAACCACCAATCGTTTGCGTCATTGACGCATTAACATTAATAGCGCAACCCGAACCACCTAAATTATTAAATCCATCAAATTCTGCAACGCCTCGACCATAGATGCTGTTTAAGAACATATTGCCGGTTGATTGCTGAATATAGTAACCAACTGTTCCATACGTTGCGGGCGTTCCAACGGTAGGAGGATTACTACCATTCCAATTATCCGACCGAATATCTTGGAAAATACTTGCCGCAATTGGTCCTGTCCACGCGGTAGTGTTTGCACCTACACCGCCAACCGTAGTCGCATTTGAGTTGTAACGACCTTGTATGTACCACATCACTTGACCAACGGTAACGGCTGATGCGGTTAATGACCAACCACTAGGTGCAGTTGCACCGGAAGTTGGCGTAGTAAAGGTTGGCGCGGCATCGCTTTGACTTTGCACCCTGTAAGCTGTTAATGCGGTTAATCCGGCATCTCCATTTGTACCCGCCGTACCAGTTGCGCCGGTTGCACCCGTTGAACCTGTCGAACCCGTTGACCCTGTTGAACCCGTTGCACCCGTTGCACCCGTTGCACCGGTCGGGGCTATTGGACCCCATACAAATGCTGTACTTACAGGACTTAATACAGATTGACTAATATCATTGCCAACAACAAAAGCAAAATAATAAGTGCCTGTATTTAAAACTTGATTTAAAAATGTATACGAAGCACTATTGGCTACGGGTACAGAATTAGCAGACTCAGCAGTTGCTAATAATTTCCACGATGTTGCATCTCCGGGCGTTGTCGTATAAAACAAATTGCCGTAAGTTACTCGACCGGTTGTTGGCGTAACAATTGTTACAGCAAAGTTTGGAACACTAGCCGATGGATACCCTACTACGGTTGGCGCACTTAACGGTGAAAAATAAGATACAGAAGGCAAGCCGCTATTTGGTACTGGACTATATTCAACAATACTTGCATTATCGTATACCGCCGCGCTGTACTCGCTTAACTCTAGCCGCGCACCTAGACTACCATCCGGTAAAGAAGATTCCATAACCTTCATTACGCGGAATAACTTTGCATTCCAACCGTAGTCGCTATTAGTTACAGAAACAACGTTGCCGGCATCAACTTGTATGCCGTAATAAGTTGTATTAAAAATAACGTTTAAATCTTCTCGGGCTTGCTCAAGTAATCTGTTTGCAAGATAAGTTACCTGTACAGAATCATTTACAAGGTCGTAAGTTATTGAATATTTATTAACCGGCTCATTGGGATACAGCAATGCGGGGTTTAGTTCTTGCAAAGCCAAAAATACAAAATTAGCTTGGTCTCTGTTTTCTTTAAACGGGAAACGTGCTTCTACTTGATTAATTGATGCGGTAATGTCGCTTGCACTTACTCGTATATCTCCGACAATATTGTTGTCAGTAAACGCGTATGCGGTAGATTCAGGCTTGTTAATTACTACTGACCATTTGCCCAAAGCCGCGCTGTATGTCATCCACGAGTCGCAAGCAGACATAATTCGGTCAAGGTTTGACAGAACGGTTTGCCCCGCATCTAATACGCCGTTAATTCGGTATCTTGCTTGTGTTGCAGAACCTCCACCGGATGGCGTATAAGGTATGGTTGCATCGCTGTATGCATTTAAAGCAGTTGCGCTTGCGCTGTCTACAAATGCGGCATCAACTGCACCACCGTAAATTGAATTGGTAATGTAGTCATACCATACGTCACCGGGCTTTGCCACTCCCGTGCCATTTAATGTATGCGCAACATGAAACGTTATTGGTTGCAAACTTGTTGTATTTGCATCTCGGTTGTAATTTAAAACAACAATAGCAAAAGCCAAACCATTCATTTGCCTTCCGCTTGCGGGCCAACGTTGTGCAACTGCAATATCTGCGCCGCCCATAATCGTACTTGGCATTGCACCGCTACTATTTAATGCCGTAATTGTTCCGGCTTGATTTGACGTAAACAAATAAATAAATAAATTACCGTCAATTTTAGTATCTACGTTTGTAGCTTGGTCAGTTAACGAAACCACCTTACCGGGTTCTGCGCCCGAAAATGTAATTAACTGGTCGCCGTAATACATATCCGTTTGGTCAAAAGCAAATTGACCATTTGGACTAATGCTAGAAACCGCCAAAACGTAATACATTTTGCGTTGGTCAGTTGTCAATACCGCATCAACAAATGTGCCGCCCATATAAGCATCGCCGTAAACAACGGGTATTGCATTTACGTTGCTTGGCGGTACTTGTTGCCGAACTCCCATGTCTTGCTGACCTTCGGGATTGTCCATAAACATACGGGTAACAATTTGCGAAATGGCAAAGTTAACTGCAAACGCCGCCGCAGTCAAAGCAAAAGACGCGGCTACACCCGCCGCCGTAGTGCCCGCGTATGCCGCAACAATTAACGTTCCAACCATTTCTATTCCTTTACAAAACTTGCACCAATCGCGGCATACCCGCGCTTTCGGTAATCAATCAATGGCCCATTTGCTGAAACGGAAGTAATAACAATATCAACCGTACCATTTTTAAGCATCTCATTTGCTGTATCGTCAAATGCTTTCCAAAGCCTACCGCCTACTGTACCGTTACGGTGTTCAGGTTCAACCCACCAAAGAAGTTCGTTTAATTCTTTTACTTTGGGCGACCAAATGTTACCCGTTCTATAAGCCACAATCGCACCACGGAGATGCGAGTCAATGTAGATAAAACCGCGCCCCGAAATAATGCTAAACAATAATTCTTCAACGTACCGAGGGAAGTGGTTATTTTGTTCAGAAAGTTTTTTAATTGGGTTTTCATATGCATAAGCCTCTACAATTTCTAATAATCTTGGTATATCGTTTCGTGTCGCAAGTCTTATCATGGCGACCCGCCATCGCCACCGCTATCTCCCCCGCCGCCGGTGTCCATCGTAACGGTTGTTTCGCTTGCTTGGGTTTGTGTTTTTGGCGGCGAACCAAAATCAAAATAACTATTTGCAATTTCAGCTACTCTACTCATTGAAACATCTGCCGGATATGAGTATTGCCACATTCGCTTATTTGTTTTTACGCCTGACATTCTGTTCTCAAGAACGCGGCGCATTGACGAACAAGATATGTTACAAGTTGCAACTCGAATTCTAGTTTGCGTATCAAAATCTTCTGTAATTGAAACGCTGTTAATAATGCCTTGATACCGTTTAAAAAATTGTTGCGTTGGAGTTGTAATAATCTGATTGTTCGAATCAAAAAACCCTCGCCATATTTCGACAAGCGAACCTTTAATTTCGCTACCTAAAATAATGCCAACGTTTGTAGGGTCGATTCCGGTTAATGCAATTGTCATGTCATCGGAGGTTGCTTTAATGTCGCGCTGTACATCGCCTACGTTTAACAATGCCCCAAGATTTGCAAACGTTATACCGTCAATTGTTATTGGTGCGGGTGCATTAGAAAACGTATAGACATCTAGTGCCGTACCAACTGTAAGGCGCACAAACTCTGCATGATTAATCTGCGTTCCGGTTACCGCATTAATTGTCGTCATGTAATGTATTCCCTAAAAACAAAAGGTTGGTCCCATTGCACATAAGCACCATTCGCCATTGGATTTAAAGTGTATGTCGGGCAAACTTCGGCGACCACGCTAAAGGTGCAAGCAGTACCTAATGCTAAAGCCGCGCCTGATGTGGGTGCGCCTATCAATGGCCTGTGAATGTTAATTGACGAACCCGCGCTGTCTGCTGTAACTTTGTAAACATATCCGCCAACCATTACAAAATCTCCGGCTTTGAATGTACCGTTTGATGTAAGCGCAAGTGTTTGCGTATTGGCGGCGGGCGTACCATTTAATATTGCGGTTGTTGCTGTTCCGCGCATAGCAACAAACCACGATAAATTGGAACTTGCAAAACTAATTGATTCGGCTAACTGTCTGTCTTTGTTGTCAATGGCTTGAATTACATCCCTGACTTGCGGGTAATACAAATAATCGTGCGGAGTGATTGTAAAAACCCAAGGCACAGCAGTCATGTATTGCGCTACGGTAATATATCCTGACCGCGCAACTTGTTGCCCTACCATACGGCGGTTGTCCACCGTCATGGATTGTTGTATCTCAAAAATAGTTTGAAAACTCATGCTCGACCTCTACTGACTGCAAGTGACTTATTTGCATATTGATTTGCCGCCCAAATTGCAGATGAACTATTTAGCAACCTATCCTCAAATGACTTTACGTCAATTGCATTAATGTAGTTGTTTGTAACGTTTGTTGCGCCGCCTATTGAACCCATTGCATGATTCGGAATAATCGAACCTGATTTATTTGGTAAAAATAATTCCGGACCATTTTCTCCAACCACATACGGATTGTCTGCAGTTACCGGCCCGCCGGATGCCCGAGAACCTAACTTGACTCCGGCAAAATCTAAAGAGTATTGACTTGACAATGCAGGGTTGCCGCCACTCATCATTCCAAATGCGGCATTTAAAAACCGCATTGCTTGCGCTTTCATCTGTATGGCAATTAAATCTTGTATAACGCTTCGCGCTAAATCTTTAAAAGCACTCTTGCCGCCTCTTACAAAATTGTCAATTGCCGCACCAATATTGCCTGTAAAAACATTAAAAGTATCGCGGGCAGTTTGGGCGGCATTGTTTGCGTCATCAATAAATGAATGGTAAGCCTGTGCCCAACCGTATTCAAAAGTGCGCTGTGCATCAATATTTTTTTGCTTTAAGCGAATTGCCTCATCGCCAACTCGCCGCAAATCATCTTCCATTGCTTGCAATACTGCAGGATTTGTCTCGCCCCTTTTCATTGCTTCACGTTTGTAGTCGCCAATTTTTAATTCTAAATCGTATCGTTCAAGTGCTAAGTCTGCAGAACGTTGGTCTTGCATTAATAAAGTTTGACCAAATTTTTGTCGTTGATTTTCAACGTCTGCTAATCGTACAGTTTCTTTAACTTGGTTTGATAAATCAAATCTTGCCCTAATGCGCATATCTTCTGCTTCTGCCATTTGCGCGGCGGTTTGTTGGTCGTTATCTGCGCCTTGTAAATTAAGTGTCCGAAGGTAATCGTTTTCCGACTCCATCTGTTTCATTTTTAATGCATGCTCGTACTGCAAACGTGCTAACCGTTTTTTGTCTCCGGCTTCTTGATTTGCTCTGCCAATTTCGGCGGCGGCTAATTCTTTTGTTTGTAAAATTAAACCGGCACTTTTCTCGCCATCCATAACTGACAATTCTTGAGCCAACTTCGCATTTATTTGTAATATTTTTTCTCGTTGTCCTAACTCAATATTTCTATATTGATTGCTTAAATCATCTTTGTTTAAAAAATCATCTGCTAATTTTGCACGTTCTCTGTCAAGTGAAAGCAATGCCCTTGTTAAATTAACTTGCGCTTGCTTTGCTTTTGCCGCTTTTGTAAAGTTAATTTCTTCTTCTGCAGATTGCTTTACGGGGTCATTTGTTGCGCCGCCGGTTGCTGTAGCAAAAATGTCTTTGTCTTTTTCATTGCTAGCATTTAATTGGTCTGCAAATGATTCTTTACCGCCCGCCGTTGGGTCGCCTTTAAAATAAACAATTGCCGCCGCGCCCGCCGCAAGTAACTTAATAGCAATACCAATTGGGCTTGCGCCGCCGGCAGTCAAATTAAATAAAGCCGCCGCCGTGCGGGCCGCAAGTATGGCTCGGGTTAATTCAACAAACGCTACGGCAATCTTTGCAATACCTAATGCAATACCGCCCGCCGCTAATGCTGAAAGAATTTGCGTAAACTTTTCTGCACTAACAACGCCGCCGGGCAATGCAAACTGACCCATTAATCCGGCTAAAGCAATTTTTAAATTTTCAAGACTTCGCTTAACGTTATCACTTACTTGCCCAACTTTTTCAATAGCATCAGCGTATTTATCATTTTTGCTTGTGCCTTGTGCAAGCGCATCGTTAATATCTGCAATAGATAAACCAATTCCTTGCTTACCAAAAAACTCTTTAATTGCTTTTGTGCGTTCAAAAGTGTCGTTTAAATTTTCAAAGCCTTTTGATACCTGAATGATTGCATCATAAGGACTTAACTCTTTTAGGTCAGAAAACGTTATGCCTAGCTTTTCAAACTGAGCAACAACCGCATCATTTCCTTGCCGACCTTCATCAATCTTGCTAAACAAGGTTGACATAATCTTTTCAGCACCGTCAGCTTTTGCACCGGCAGAAACCAAAGCATCTCTAAATGCCAAAGTTTCTGAAACGGTAATATCAAATGCTTTTGCAAGGTCGGTAATTTGGTCAGTAAACTCAAATGTTTGCTGAATGATTGTTGCAAAACTTACCGCACCAAGTACGCCTCCAAATTGCCTCCAATGGTCAGCTAATATTTTTACACCGCCGCCCAATCGGTCAAATGCCTTCTGTAACTCTACAGCTTGCTTTTTTGCGCCCTCGACTTTGCTATCCCATTCAACGGTAACAAGTCCTAGCTTTACGGAAAGCGATGCTATATCTGCCATTCTTAACCCCTTGCGGATGCCGCCCGATTACGCTTGCGGCTTAACTCGGCAATTTCAATTTTAAGTAATGCAACCATCGTATCAACTGATTGACGTTGCGCACGTTTTAAACCATTTCGCATAAAGAATGTCGCCGGCACACGGGCGTTACCAAACTCTTGCGAAACGGCAACTGGTTTTTTTCCGCGCCATACAGTAGAAAAAATAGCATCGCCATTTTTCTTTTTGCGCTTGGTCAGGATTAAATGTTTGCGAGATTCATCGCGTAACGGGCTTGCCAAAATACGTGCAAAATATTCTTCGCCCGCGTAAAACTTGCCTGTTTTATCTTGTCGCCTTGGCCTTCTAACCTTCATGTAGATTCTGTCTGCTAGCTGTTCTGTGTCTTTTGGCGCACCGGCTTTTACTGCCTGAAGAATAGGTTCGGCAGACTTTTTTACAAGGTTTCGCCAAATACGGTCGGTCTTTTGCTTGCCAATTTCTTCTTTAAAAGAATTCAGTTGGTTCATCAACTCCGCAAAGCCTTCAACCTTGTATTGGATTTGTACCGCCATTGAATCTCTCCTTTATAAATCCGGGTGCTTGGGACATAAATGCCATTAAACCGGCTTGCGCTTTGTCATACTCTTGGTCAGGATTTTCATCGTACTCTACCACCCAAGGGAAAATCTGTGTAGATTTATAAGCCGGAGATTCGGGTTTTCTTATGTAATTAAAAACCGCCGTAGTCAACGGGGTCAGCGCATCATAAACTCCGCGCCCGCCTACTATTCCATCATGGAACAAAACGCAGATTTCAGTAAACGTTTCTTCGTCTATTGCATCAACTGTGTCCGGTGTGTGCCCGTTGTAGATCATTGCGGCCCGAACTTGTGCCCGTAATGACCTTCTTAGTTTTTTTTCGTTTCCCGATAATTGGGCTTAATTGTTTCGTCAATTTTGGCAACAATTTCTCGGATTACAGATTCGGGAAATTCTTCTGATATTTCGTCAAACGTTTCGTTTATTGGCTCGCCGGTTGCGGATTGCAACAAATTAAAATAACCCTCAACTTGTCGTTGCCATACGGCAGTCAATGTAGCAACGTGTTTGACTGAATGACCGCCAACAAAATAGTCATTTTCTGTAACTCTGATTTGTTCTTCTTTGGCATTTAAAGCATCTAAAAAACCTTCGCCCGCGTCTGCAATGCTGTCTTTTAACGGCTTGGTCAAGTCATCGTAAATCTTTTGTATTACTTGCTCATCCGGATTTGTGATTGATTTCTGCAATTCTTCCAATTCACGTTTGACCGGAATGCGCACTTTTAACTCAAACGGCACATCGTTTAAGTTTACGGTAATTGTTTTGAATCGGGATGCGGCTCGAATTTGTTCGTAGCTATTTCCGAATTTTGTTGCAATAGTCATGGCATTGAACCCGGTTTAATCATGCGGTTAAAAATAGAACTATTAAGTCTATTGACGTAATCAACTATTTCATCCGGAGACATTTTGTCTGCATGACGGGCGGCAATCTGATGAATCAATGTAATACCGGTCATCTTCTGTTGCAACCAACCGAACCATTGTTTATTACCTTTTTCTGCTTCATGGACAAAAAAGGCTAATAAATCATCGCTGTTTTTAACTTCGTGTTGTATCATTTTTTCTCTTATATTAAAAAACCCCCCGCCTAATTAGGCGAAGGGCTTGGTTACCAATTATGTGTTGGTTGACCAACCGTATGAATTACCGCCTACGGGGTGCAACGTAAAGTTGAACTTACCTTCAGCGTTTGTATTCATATCCCAAGTCATGCCGCCTACGCGAGCATTAAAAGCATACGCAACTGTATTTGAGCCATCGTAAACAGCAACAACATAAGTGCGAATGATTGAGCCACTATAACCATCTTCACGAATCAGCAATTGTGCTGTATCGGCAGGATTCCATGCGGCAGTAACCGCAAGTGAAGTCACTTGGTTTTGTGTCGTAATTTTTGCACCAGTACGCGCACCGGCAACTGAGTAAGCGGCAACCGCATCGTCAGCACCAAATGGAGGAATAACCTCTACAGGTACAAGAATACCGGCTGTGCCAGTACCGCCGGCAGTTGTGCCAATAATTGTGGCAACTTGTGATGTCCACGTTTCCAATTGAGTATCAGTCAATGGAACTGGAGTTTCGTCATCTTGACACCAAAGAGTTGCAACATAACCGGGAAGAACTTTATTAATGAGAGCCATTTTTATTTCCTTAGAAAAGAATTGAAAAAATCTTGTCTTGTCAGGTTGGTATATACAAGGTGCAATCTAAAAACACCGAAGCTAGATTGTCCTCGTTGTCGTAACTGTTGTAAAGCCACATTACATCTGCTTTGGCAATAAAAAACCCGCCGCTTGCCGGATTGCCAAAAATGCCGGAGTATCCATGCAATGCTTGCAATATTTCGTTAGAAAAATCAAACCCGTCTTCAATTTTCTGCGTAAAAACAGAAATCTGAAATGTTGGCGTATCTATACCTATATTGGTTTGCGCTTGCCCCGTGTAAACCGGTTGGTGAATATCTCTAACTTGCCACGTAATAAAATTTGGTTCTGTTGCAAAATTACGGTTGAACGTAGCATAAACTGGTACAGGCGAAACAATAGAATTCAGTTGATACTGAATTGCTTCGCCAATTGTGACCGGATTATTGATTGCCATTAGACTGCCGTAATTGGGTCGGTTCTGTAACAGAGAAACTTAATTGACATACGGTCGTTTGCTTCTCGCGCATCTGTTATTCGCCAATCATGGTTTCGATAATGAAAAGAATACGCATGAGTATTATCTGCAATCTCTTTTGTGTTTGGCGTAAAATTTAAATCAAAATTTACAAGGTCTTGGTAAACCCTGTATTTGTCCGAAATCTTTAAACTGTTTGCTACTTCACTAATCAATCCACGGGTTGTAAACCATGCAGTTTGGGTTGTGCTTTGCTCTCCGAAACCGTCTTTTGTGAAGGTCAGATTGTTTACAATAACATTTTCGTACCGCTTAATTGCCATTACATCACCAAAGGTTTGTAAGCCCGTAACAATGTCGAAAACCCAAACGGTATATCTTTTTGGGCTACTTCTGTCGTATTTGACCGGTTGTTATACAAATGTGTAAACAACAACAATCCGGCTTGCTGTATTACCGGATAGCTTGCAATTGGGTCTGCCGAAGTTGTGTAATCAGCGTAAACCGGTGAAGTCATTCCCGTATTTAGATTGCTTGGCAGACTTTGCAAAACAATTTTATTGCCGGAAGGGTCGTAGTAATACGTAGTCGGGTCAACCACCACCAAAACCGGCGGCGTAGCATCTGTCCAGTATTTGACCGCATTAACCGTAACTCCGGGTTGGTCGGAATAAAAATTCTGACTAACCGCCGGCAAATCTAAAGTTAACGGCGTTCCGTACAAACTTGAAGCGTTATACCAAACTCGGTATTTAGTTGGGAAAATTGACATTCCCAAATAATCCTCAACCGCTTGCCGAACAGCTAATTCAAGCGCACCAAGGTAAGCATCTTGACTTTCGTCATCAACCAAATTGATCTGCTCGGCAATTTGTTGCTTAGTTAACCACGGGGTTACATTGTCGCGGGCAATCTGTATGAATTTCTCGTAGTTAAACGGGTTACGCGTAGGCGAACCATAATTCGGATATCCATCTTGCACAACGGTCATGTCTGCCCCTTTTAATCAACCGACATTCTTACGCCCGCAAACGGATTGCGAATTGTACTGACCATACGCTTTTCAGCAAACATTGTAATAAATCCGGGTTGCGTTTGTTCGTAAGCCCGAATAGTCATTGTTTCTGTGTCGCCAATTGTCAAGAACTGAGGCCAGTTTGCCAAATAAATTGGATTTGCGCTACTCAGGTAAGGATTCGAGATTACGGGGAATCCAAAAATGTTACCAACTGCCGCACCGTCTTTGTCACCGGCCTCAATAAACATTGGCATACCTTGCGAATCTTTTAATTGACGCAAAGTTAAAATCACATCCGGAGTCATGTGCCAAGAAGTTCCGGGCAATGCAAAATATGCAGAAGGCAATGAATTCATTGCGTCAACCATATTGTCGTATGTAGGCGTTGAACCGCCTGTGCCCGTAAAATATACGCGTTTGATTGTATGGATACCGCAAGTGATTGCAGTTCCACTTGTACCGTAAGCGGCTTCAGAACCACCTAAATACATATCTAATCCGCGCAAACCTTCTGAACCGCCCGTTGTTGTTGTACTTGTACCGGCTTGGTCATCATTTAAAACCATTGACTCGGCTTCTAGTTGCGAAAACTCCAAAGCAAGGTCTTCCGCAAGTGTTTCTTGCAAATTATTAACGTCACTTAAAACTGCGGTCCGAACCGGCAATTGAGCAACTAAAACGCGAACGGGAAGTTGCCAAAATACGGTATCAACGTTTGGCGTACCCAAATTAGGGGTAAATTCGTAACCCCAAGGATTATCCGGATTTGTAGCATTACCAACTTTTGCAGTAAACGATGCTTGCGAACCGGCTACTGTAATTTCGCGGGCCGCAGACCGGAATGGGTTTGCTAAACGTAATGCCGCAAATGCGTCATCAAAAATTGTGCGCCCGCCAATGTTCAAACCTGAACCAGTAAGTGCGGAAGCCTCATTCAAATTAATCGTAACCGCTTTACCTTCGGTATACGCCTCGCGCAAAGCACTCAGGATTTTTTCATTGGTTGACATAGTAATTCCTGTATCTAATCTAAAAAGCCGGAGGCCGAAGCCTCCGGCAAAATCACCATAAAGATTTCTCTTTGCGGCAACTGCTCTTTAGGTTGCGGTAGCGGTTGAACGGTAACGCACACCTGAGAAGGGGTCACGAACGCTTGTTGCCAAACGTTTTTCGCCGAAGAATGTAATGTATCCGGGCAACGTTTGGTCGTACCTACGCATCAACATATTGAGTCTGTCAATTGTTGTATGGAAGCGTGTCCAATCGCAGAAATACATTGGGTACAAGCTAGTTGTACCGGCTGAACCCGCTGTAGTTTGTGAAGGAGTATCAACGTATTTGTTAACCACTACATCAAAGCCCAACAACTGACCAACAATACCGTCAGCAACCAAACCTTCGTTACGATTCCAAATGGGTGCACCATTGTCATCTTTAAGGTTACGCAAACCATTTAACAAAATTGGATTAATCATAAACTTAGCGTCCGGAGTCCAATATTGTTGCGGCAAAGCATAAACAAGATTAATTACGTCATCGTAAGAAATGTTATTTGCACCAACCGTATTTGCATTGGTTGTAATTTGGTCATAAGTTGCCAAATAATGCAAACCAGTTGTAGATGCTGTTCCGCTTGTACCATAAGCGGCGGCTGTAGTATTACCGGCGGAATAAGCACCACCACCCAAAATTGGGTATTGGTCAAGTCCACGCAAACCATCTGCGCCGCCTGTTGATACAGATGTACCGCTACCGGATTGGTCATTATTTTGAATCATCGAAAGTGCTTCTGCCTGTGCGAATTCCATGAGCATGTCATCCACCACATTGGCTTCTAAACCGTCAATATCATCCAAAGCGGCTGTACGAATTGGGAACTGAACGTTAATGTCTTTCAGAACCAATTGCCAAATTGCCGTATCAATGGTTGTTGAATCGCCGTTGTTTTGGATGCCGTAGCCCCATTGAACGCCTGCATTGCCCGTTTTTACGCGGAACTGATAGCTTGAACCATCGGTTGCAACGGTACGAGTAATGCCGCGCAAAGGATTTGCCAAACGCAAAGCAGTAAACACGGGGTCGTAACCAGTACGGCCACCCTTGTTATTACCGCCGGCAGTCAGTTGCGAAGACTCGGACATATATGCCGCCATCTGTGACTCATCTGCAAAGATTTGCAGTTCTTTTTCAAATGTAGATTTACCGGAATACATTTGTTTCAATTGCTCACGAACGCTACGGTTAACGTCTGTGCGAATTGACTTGGCAACTTCTTTGTGAATTGCGGGTGCGGAAACAGTAGCTACTTTGGCTTCCAAAGCGGCGACCATCTCTTGCATCTCAGCTTTTACAGCTTCAATTGCGGCAGGGATTTTTGCTTCAACGGCGGTAATGCTTTCGGCTTGTTTAGCTTCGATTGCATCCAACTTCTCAATAATTACTTGGGACATGATTAACCTTTCAGTCTTTTATCTAACAATTTCAACAATTCGCGTTGCTCTAAGGCTTGCAAAATTGCTGTCTCGGTCACTTCCGCTTCAGACTCTCTCTGAATCGGCGCATCTTCAAGTGTTGCTTTTTCAGCGTCTCGCTGTTCTAGCACTTTCTTGAAAACGGAAGCGGCTGTGACCGCGTTCCGATTTGAAACCCCCGCATCTCGCAAGGCTTGTTCCAAAACTCGCAAATCTGCCGTTCCATCGGACAGAAAATATTCTAATTTGCTTACGCAAGCTTCTTCATTGTTTGGGTACATAACTACGCTAACTTCGCGCAATCCACCCTTAGTAATTTGAAAATAACCATCATCGGAATTGGAGTCTTCAACTTGATTGCCTTCAGCGTCAACCATTTTGTAGCTTTCAGCGTATGCACCAACCGATACGCCGCCAAACATTGTCGGGCTTTCTTGCATAACTTTGTATAGGTCATTGCCGGCAGTTGTATTTAAAAACAAACGGCCTTCGGCACTCATGCCGGCATCTGTAAATTCAAAACTGTTCCATTCTCCTACGGGAATGGCATCGCTTGAATGATTAACAAACATTGGCAACGGTTTGCCTGATTCGGCAAATGATTCTGCCCAATCCATGAAGCCTTCAGGTTGGTAGTTAAATTTTCTACCATCTGCACCTTCACGTGCGCCCCATGTCGTAACTTGGGCTTCGATTTTTCCCGTTGGCATTTTTGTGCCTTGCTTTTCGGGGACTAATTTCGCTTCGCAAACCATTGTTAGGTTTTGTATCATGAATTACCTCATCGACTTTAGTACGGTCAATATCCTGTATTATTTTTGGTGGCCTACCCCGTTTTACCGGTGGTTCGCCATTAGGCTTGTACGTTGCCAAATATGCTACCACCGATTTGAAAATCAGGGACAACTTATTTTCCTATATTCATTTTTCGGGTTTGACTACCGCCCCCGCCGCCGGTATCTGTAGGACTTGAACCCGAAATTGGTTCAGTTTTACCCGTATTCTCTTTTAGTTTATCGCCATTTTCTATACTAACCATGCCCAAATATTCGCGGGCTTCGTTGGGAGTCATAATCCCCGCATTTACTCCGGCAGTCGCAAAATTCATTTGGTCTAATGCCGCACCCTTTAAAAAGTCGTTTGTTTCAAACTGCACACATAAATTAGGGTAACCATTAAATAATTGCGCTTTTAATTTTTGTTGTACGTTGACTAGGATAGGATACATCGTAGTCTTATAAAACTCATCTAACATTGTTTGAGTATTATTGTATTTGGAATCGGTAATTCCCGCCATAGCCGCCGGCACACCGTACAAAGAACAAATACGCTTCATTGTTTGCTCTTTTAAATTTGCAAGGTCGGTGTCTTGCAAAGTAAGCATTTGCACGGCTTCGTAAGTCATGCCTTGGTCAAGCAAAATAGATTGACCGGGTTTTGACTTATCAGTTTGTTGACTGCCAACCATACTTGACCACGCCTCTTTCAATCGGGCGGCAATTTCTTCAAACTTGCTGTTCGGTATAACTTGCTCAGTCCTAAATACGCCGGATGGCTTTGCGCCATTTAGCATGACGTAGTTTGCGTAAATATCTATATCTTGGTCAAGCCCAACCAATTCGGCGGCAAGCATACCCTTGTTAAAACCCGCAGAACCTTGCCATGCCATATCTTTGCAATGCATTACTTGCCAGTAATTTAGCGGCTCATCTTTGTTAAAACCGTAAGACGGTGTGGACAATCTGTAGCTTGGATAACGCATCTCATTAATGGTTACAGCAATTAATGTGCTGTCCAAGATATACATTTCTAGCGGCGTTTGCGTAGGATTTTGTTGGTCTGCTCTAAACCAAAGCGTAAACGCTTCACCTAGCATTTCATGCCACATCATCCATTGATACCAAAATTCGTACTGACTTTGGAAGTTATTTGGTTGTTGAAGCAAGTTTAAAACTGCCCGTGCTTTGTTTTTGTCACGCGGGCCAACCGATTCATCAAGCAAAGCATCGACAAGTTCCCCGTCTTTGCCTTTTGCCATAATTCGAATAGGAAGCTGTGAAATTGCTCGCGCCTTAACGCCAACGCAAGTCATTACCGTGCTATTTCGAGACAATAACGATGTATCAACCGGCCTTCCGGCAGTTGTAGAACTTGAAGTTGTAACGTAAAGTATTTGTGTACTTACCGTTGGCCTGTTATTTTGGCCTTGGTAAATAACGTTATTGCCTAGCGCAGTTTGTCCGAAAAGCGTGTTTGACTCGTCAGTTTTCTTCGCTTTTGGCTTAAAAATGTCCGGTATGCCTCGAAAGTCCATGTTTTTTCCTCAAAAAGCCCTGAATCCAAACCCACTTACCGCCGGATTGTCCAAAGAACAATGCATTGCAATAATTAACGAAATAATACCATCAACTTTGGCACTTGTATCGCTTTCATTCTTTCGAACTTTGACGTTTCCATTTACATCTTCATAAACTTCGCAGTTTCCAAGTTGCCAACTGACAAAAGGATTGCCATCATGCTTGATTTGGTACTGCATTATCATTTTCTCAACGTGCTTCGAAGGGTTGCTTAAAACCGACATTCCCTGCCCAACTTTTTTGACCGGCATCCCGTTTTCATGCAATCTAGCAACTAAACTTGCCGCATTGTATGCGTCATAGCCTATTTCTTTCAAGTTATATTTTTCGGCTTGTTGTCCAATGTAATCGCTGATTTCTCTGTCATCCATAACGTTGCCTTGGGTCAAATGCAGTATTCCTGACCGTTGGGCTTGTATAAAAATTTGTTGGTAATGTTTTGGAACTAACTCAAAACCCTCCTCCGGCAAAAAGAATTTAAACTCAGCCTCGTAATCATTGTCCGCGTATCTTTTAAGAGTACATACGGCATTTAAGTCACGGGTTGCCGCTAAGTCAAACCCAATAAATACAGCTTCAGGCTCATCGCGGGCCGGTAGTATGCGGGCTTGCGGGTCATCCCAATATGCTTGGTCCACCCATGCGGAGTTAGCACTAACATAAATGTTCAGGGTTTTGCACAAAAACTCATTTAAAGCAGAAGGTTTGTGCTTGGCTTCTTCGGCCCGCGCTTGTATGGCTTCTTCAAAAATACTGATTCCATGCATAGGATTGGCTTTTGACCACGTTGCAGGGTCGCGCCAATCGTCTTGCGGGTCAAGCCCATACAATAGGCCAAACCATCTTGGGTTGTCCGGTTGATTGCCATGCAAGATGTTTTCAAGCATTGACAAGTCTTCATAGAATTTTGTCTCCTTGGTAAAACTTGCAGTCGTAATATAAATCCGCAACGGGTTTTGTCGGGCAACCATACCCGAGTGCAGAACCTCAATTGCGTTTCTATCTGTGATTTGCGCCGCTTCGTCAACAATAGCACAGCTTGGGTTTTTACCGTCACCTGACTTCTTTGTGTCGCGGGATAACGCCTTAAACATTGACTGACTGTCTCCTGACTTTGAAATTTGATACTTGCTCAAATTAAAAAGAGAAGCTAAATCGCTTGGCATATTTTCAATAAAACCACGGGCGGCATCAAACACAATAGAAGCCTGTTCCCGATTTGTAGCAAGGGTAAAGACCTCCGCACCCGCCTCACCGCACAGCAACTCGTAAAGTGCCAAAACCGCCGTTATAGTTGACTTACCCGCCTTTCGCGGAATAAACACAATAACGTCAGACACCATTCTTTTTTCATGGTTCTTTTTATTGCGAAACCCGTAAATAGCGCAAATCAGCAAAATCTGAAATGGTTCTAAAACTACTGGGTCGCCCGCTTGCGGGCCTTTTGTATGTTTTAACGCCGCCGTAAAATCAAGCACATGGGCCGGATAATCGGGGTCAAAATACCACGCCCATTCTTTATCTTCTAGGTGGTTCAGAAACCTTTGGCATGCCAATCTAACATTGCGGCAAACGTTAATTTCACCCTTTGCGACTTGTTGCGCATATATAACGCCATCTTCCCACTTCATCCTTTTGGACCTTTTAAGAACCTAGAAACGGGGCTATCAGCTTCAGCCTTACCGCTATTTAATCTGCCTCTCGGGGTTAAGCCTAATTCGTTCATAAGCTGTATTATTGTTTTTAGGGTATTTTGCCGTACCGTTAAATACGGGTTTGGGCCAACCGTCTTGCCATTGTTAAATCGCGCAATGACTCCGGACTTAGCCAACGCTTTTTTGCACTCAATATAAGTGTCAATTTGTTCTGCAAGATATGCCAACGTATGCTTATCTTGGTCATTACCAATGCCATACACTTTGTATAAAAACTCAGAGGTTTCGGTAATAAATTTATTTCTGTCCCAAGTTTCGGGGTCATCTAACCATTCGGCCTTGGGGATTCGGGCTTTGACTGACTCAGGCAAGCTAACGCCTTGGTTCATTCCTTTCGAACCTTGGACAACGTGCAATTCGGGCGGTAATTTGTTCATGGCCTCAATGCTACCTTTTTTAAGCGGACTTATCCACAGTTTTTTTGAACTACCCCCCCATTTCAACTCATTTTATAAAAATTAAGGGG